TTCGAGAGGCCGATGCCGCACGCGGGACACTCGACGATGCCGGACTGGACGATGAAGTGCATCTCAGGTGCGTCCCTTGCCGCGCTTATTCTTGCGCTCGGTCTTACGCATAAAGTAAGTAGAGGAATCGCCACGCTTCATCGCTTCCTTCTGCGCATAGCGATAAGTGGGCACCGGAGGACGCGGTGCATCAGTAGACTCGTATGAGCCAGTGTGCTTATTCCATACGCCGCCAGCATCTGCTGCGTATCTATCGCCGTCTGCCATCAGGACTCCTCTCCATTTAACCACGCGCAGAATTCGTCCGTGACCGAGCGCCCACCGGTGCCGCCCTTACGTATATGTTGCTGCAAGTCTTCGATCTTGTCGAGGAGTTCCTTCGCCGACATCAGGCCACCCGAGACGAGCAGGGCAGAGTTGTCCATCAGGTCTTTGAGTAGGTCGCCGTACGCCTGTGGCTCGGAATTGTCGAATCCGGTGGCGAAGGAACGAGATATACGTTCGAATACGCTAAGCGCCGTGAGGCGATCCTTGACCGGGTCGCCGGTTACGACGGTCGGGTCCGCCACGGCATCGCCCCGGCTTCGGCTCTCGCTTGACGGAGGCGATCCGCTTGCGCCGTCGATGCCCGCGCCGCCATCTCTTCCTCGCGCATCGCCAGGTCGATATCGTCGTGAACCGCGTGACGGGGCTGGGAGGGCGACGTCTCCACAGTGGGGCGTGAGGATCGAGTTGGAGTCGGTTTCGATGCGTCGGCCTCGGCAGGTGAGAGGAAGTACGCTTCCGCACCCCGTCGCGCGAATCGTAGCACGAGGGAGGTGCCGGTGTCACTGGGGTATTTGTGGAAGGAGGCACCGTCGTCGATGGCGGTCAGGTCGGCCAAGTCCAATGTAACCTCGCCGCCGGACTTGCGGAGGATGGCGAGCAGGAGGATCAGGACGCGGCGCTGGGCCGACTCGGCGTCGAGGAATGCGAACGGATCACGTGGGCTCATATACCCCTCAGTCTATCCTCTCCCACGCGGTTCTTGTGGAAGTTCATCACGCGGGCCAGGTGCTTCTCCGACGTCATGCCCAGGACGCCCTGCGAGGTGGTCTCGGGGGAATCCTGGATGGTGAGCGGCAGGCGTGGTTCGTTCGCCGCCATCGTGTTGGCAACGACGCGGAGGTCCGGGTGCGGGATGTGGTAGTGGGCCAGCGCGATCCAGCCGAGCCACGCGGCCATTGCGATGTCGTCGTGGCCTTTCAACACCCGCCATCGAAAACCAATGTCACTTTGCGCCTTTGAGCATTGACTGTAGAGCTGTATATCCTTAACGATGATCTCCCTACGTTGAACAGGTACTCCGTCTCCGTAGTTTTTGGGAAGTGAGTTCCTGATAGCCGTGCGGAACACATTAAACAACATTTGGCGAGTGCGATCAGTAGTTTCCCAACCCAGAGCTTGACGGGGTTTAGTGTCTGGCTTATCATCGCGACTCCTCCATAAATACTGATTGGGATAGTGGAACTGGTCGCGCAGGGCCTTGACGACAATATACCCCCACCCACCCGTGACCTCTACGTTCACCATCGCCTTGTTGTACCAGCGACACAGATAGTTCACCTTCTCGGCCAGCGCCTCTGGGCCGACGCGGCCAGCGTAGCGGAACGCCTGCTCGCCGGTCTCCGCGTTCCAGCCGACGATGGCTGCGAAGTCGCCCTCTTCGACGCCCTTGGCCGCATCGACGCCCACGAAGTAGTGAGTGAGCGGAGCAGGCTTCTCCCACAGGTAGAGCGGCCCGTCGCGCTTCTCGATGAAGAACATATCGCCGGGCGGGCCTTGGACGTCGCCCTTGGCCAGAGGGTCGGAGCAACTCTTCCGCATGTAATCCAATTCCTCGAAGTCGAAGATCGGCTCACCAGAGGAAACGAACGCCTCGTCTGGAGTTGATGGATACTCTTGACGCCATTTGTAAATTGACCCGCCGCATTTAGTTTCGAGTGTAGATCGGAACCATGCTATCTGCCCCGGAGTACACTTGAACTCCTGCATGAGCCACTTCTCGTAGTCGTCGCGTGGAGCGTCGGGAGCCAACTTATCGGGTAGAAATGTTCCCGGATCTTCCCAGACCGGAAGGAAGATCGCCAGAAACTCGTTGTCTCCTGTTTCTGCTGCTTTCCAGTACTCGTAATATGCCTCCCCCGGACCTTCTACGCCGTTCGCCGTAGTCTCGATGCCTACAGCGTTATCAGGATCGGCAGCGGAGACTGTGTTCAGTAGCGCTATGAAGGAATCCGCGCCGGGATAGAATGCCGCCTCGGTGAGATGCAGGAAGGAGTGAGTCATGCCGCGCCCGCCAATTACCGTCTTGGCTGTAGCGCGACTGAAGACAGATACTCCGCCTGAATGAGGAAAGTAGAGTTCACGTTGCGTTGGTGGAGGAAGACGACAGGGGAGTTGCTCGGAGAAGTCCTTGGCTTGGGTGAATAGTTCCTTCGCAGTCTCCGTTAGTTGCGCGACTATCTTCCCGTTGGAGTTCTGCTTCTGCAAGGCGTGGGCTATGCCAAGTGCCAGCATCAGGCGGGAGATTCCTAGGCGGCGGGCTTTAAGGTAGATCATCCACATGTGCCGCTTCTTGCGCTGGTGATCCTTCAGCTTTTCTATGATCTTGCGCTGCGAAGGATTGAAGATGAAGGGGACCATCTTGCCAGTGTCTCTGTGTTTGATCTTGAGACACGCGCAGAACTTTTCAAAATGGTCAAGGTTAAGCATCAGCCCTTCGTCAGTTCAGTCTGCGCTGCGTGCGTTCGGTTCGGATGATTCTTAGGATTATCCTCGGGGCGCATACCACGATCCGCGACTCCCTTCACGCCCTGCGTCTTGTTGTTGTAGAGGGAGATGCAGGCGCCGGAACAGAAGTGGCGGACGTGGATGATGTTCCTATCCTCTCGATCAAAATACGGCTGGTTCAGAAACCAATCCCGCATCCCGGACTTCGTGAGTGACTCATACGTCTTGTGACAGGTCTCGCACTTCTGCTCCTCCGGGACGTTGATGCGGGAGTTGAGGATCTGGCCCGCGAGTTCGCAGTTGTGGCGCATCTGGCCGAGCAACGCCAACGCCTTGTCCAGTGGGAGCGCGAGGAAGTGGGCGCGGAGGGAATCTTCCGTGGCTTGCTCAGCCGCCCACCTAGCCTGGATCGCTCGGGACTGCTGCTTGATCGGGCGCGGGTCGTCCGTCTTCGGTGTGATCCCGTCCGTTGACTCCGGTGCGGTTGGGCTTGGTTTCGGCATTGATGAATCCTCCGGTCTGTGTCAGTAAGTCCGCGATCACGGGCATGTCCATCGGGTACAGATACGGCCCGATGTGATGCGTCTTGATCCAGAAGCAACAGTACACCGTCCCGCCGAGGTTGCGCCACTGGCGACAGAACCACCAATCCTCGGACAGGTACTCGGATGTCTCCGGCCATACGCCCACGCGGAAGAAGTCGTGCGCGTGGTCGGTGCCGTAGTGTGCGGTCTCCTCGTGGGATCGGCGGTAGCGGATCTCGGGCAGGGAGTCGGCCATCATACGGAACACTTTCCGCTTGACCAGCCAGAAGCCGGAGCCAGCCTCGAGGACCGGCATGGGCTCGTCGCAGCGGATCGGGTTGGTGACCCAATTGACGTTCGGTGTGCCCACTACGGCCATCACACGGTCGTTCGTCCATCCTAACTCTGCGGCCGCCCGCATCCGGTCGATGTGGAATCCCTTCTTAGAGTACGGTGCGGCGACGAAGTCGAGGTCCAGGGATAGCATCTGCAGGACGGACTGCGGGTCGAACAGGATGTCTACGTCCAGCCATAGCGCGAAGTCACAGTCGTCGTCGGCGGAGGATGACATGAAGATGGACGCGAGGTTGTTCCGCGCGCGCGTGATCAGGGAGTCGCCGGGGAGGTAGTGGAGCTTGTACCAGATCCCGTGGAGGCGGAGGAGGCCGAGGAGGGTGATCAGGTGGGTGGAGAAAGTGGCGTGGATGAGGTCGCCGGCGGCGGGGATCAGGATCCAGACGCGGAGCTTCTTGGCGCGTTCACCATCGAGGATCAGACGCACTGGACGGACTCCTTGCGAGAGACGCCGATCGAGGACCAATACCGCAGCATGGCCAGAGACTTCTTGCGCTTGGATTCCTCAGACATCACTATTCCCTTAGAGTTAATATTGCCCAGCATACGAACTCGTCTAGATTCGCGCTGTTCAGGAGTAAGGTTATATTTCTTTCCCAAACATCTTAGGTTTCCCTTAGAAGCCAAGCTCATCTTACGCTTGGTATCCTCAGAATGTTTTCGTCCCACCCAGACTTTGTTACCTAGCTTGCTTTCTGATATCTTACGGCGTGCTTCCTCAGATAGAACCCGCCCCTTGCCAGCTTCGCTTATTTTACGACGAGTTTCTGGTGTAGGATTCAACATTCCATCTCCACCAGCAGTTAGGTTGTAGCCACGCTTTGCATCTTGCGTATCAAATAAGGCTATGAGAAAAATCTCCATGAGCTTACCCTCTTCCGCCGACGAACACTCAAACACGGCCACAGGACGGAAACAGACGACGCCATACTTTCGCAGCGCGTATATGAAATACGTCTGGTATCCATGTGCAGCCGCCAACTGATGTCTTTTCCAACGGACGGTAAACTCTCCACTAGTAAAACCAACATATAGTTTCCCATTGACCAAGTTTTCTATAACGTAAGCACAGGGCATAGTTCTTTCACTCCAACTATGTTAAGCACGTACTTAGCTAGCGCAACCGTAGTCAACTCCTCCCGCACGACCTTCATCACCCTATCAATGATAGCTGCCCATAGATCAATGAGCAGGTCACGAATATTACCGTTTTTTGTGTCGGCCCAATACTCTACCATCGACTTCACTAGCATTAGTTCGAGCCGGGGCAGCTTATGACAGATTAAGTTTGGCAACTGATCCATCACTCGGAAATACGGCAGGCACCACTGCGACAAAATTTCCTCGTGGCGAAGCGCTTCCCATCCTGCTTTTTTCATAGTTGGGGCGTAGTAACTATCAGCGTATTGAGCGTAGTATTCCTGCTCCGTCTTATAGATATAAGTCTTGCGATTAAGGGGGTCGCAGGGAGCCATAAGCCGAGACTTTATCGGAGCGTCAGACAGAATTTTCTCAGCAGGGATAGCGAAATGAATCGGCCACACGTTCGGTTGCGCATTGTAAAGCTCGCGCTTCAGATAAATCCCGCCTAGTCCTTGGAGATATCCTGCGTGATCCTCCCCGTCGATGAAAATTACGCGGCGTGGATCGTACATGGACGCCACTTCCTGAAGGTAGTCTTGACACCTATGAACGCTACCATAGAGCACGATGTCGAAATATTTGTTGGCGATCTTGCGAGGGATATCAGTTCGGTCTACGTCGGAGTCGTCTCCCAACAATCCATATAAAGTCATACCACGACCGTAGAGGCCAGATACGTCACCGAAGTCTTTGTACATTGTATCGATCCGATGGACATCGACCACTCCTGAACCGAGCAGAGTACGTAGACCATGAAATAAGGCGTCACGTTGATAGTCGCAGGTGTTACCGCCGCTCGACAGGAACAGTATCTTCACTCGCGGCCTCCTTCGCCACGGCGGCGACAGGACGATGCAGCACGCCCATCCCGTATCGGCCAGGGAGTTCCTCGTGCGTCCATCCCAGCGTAGCCTGACCGCGGCACGTAGCCTCGTATACGCCGCGCACGTCGTCCCCCGGCCACGAGGCGTCGTTGCAGCCATCGGGAACTTTTTCCGGCGCGATGTCGTGGAACAGGATCATGCCGCCGGGGCGGACGAGGCGGGCGTATTCGAGGTCGGCCAGGACGCCAGCCTTGGAATGGTCGCCGTCGATGAGGAGGACGTCGAGCTCGTACGGGATCTTGGCGAACACTGTTTTGCGGTCGGTCGAGTTAGCGTGGATGAACGTCCACTGCGGATGGCCCTCGAACAGGAGCGAGCAGCGTGGATCGACATCGACGGAATAGAGATGGCCGCCGTGCTCCTCGACGCCCAGCAGGAACGCCGATGTGGATGCGCCATCGCGGACGCCGATCTCCATCACGTTGCCGCGAGCGTGCTCCCGCATCCAAGCCACGAAGTCGCGCATGTCGCCGGAGCGCAGAGCCGCGTCGTACCGCGCCTTGACCTTGGCGTGTGGCTTCTCTGCGAGCCCGCGTGCCTCCGCCATGAACTCGCGCCGGTGCTGGCCGCGCTCCATCTTGAATTCCAGAGGGCGGGACGGGGTGGGGATGGAGGCGGACGTGGACGGGGGGAATGCGTCGAGGGCGGCGGCGATAGCGGCAGGGAAGTCCCTCTTCTTGATCAGTTCCATCGCCTTATCCTGCATGTGAAGCCGTTCCTGCGATGCCGTCGAGGAACAGTAGGAGCGGCACGACTCTACCAACATACGGTACGGGGATATGGAGAGTCCGTTGCGCAGGTCCGCGTATTCGTCGTCGTCGGAGGAGGATTCGCTGACCACACACTTGCCGTTGGCCATCGCGTAGGAGACGCGCACGATCTCGAAGCGGTCCCGTCCGTCGTGGTGGACGTTGAGGATCACTTTCGCCCGGGAGATGAGTTGGTCGCGGCCGCCGCCATAACAAGCAGCGCTAGCACACACATTAAGACCATACTTCTGTAGCTCATCGATGAGAGCGCGGCGACGAGCAGTGAGCCAGCCAACAAATAGTACATCAATGTCCGGGGTCGCATGAGGGATCCTTGTAAGGTTCTCTGTATATCCAATCGGAACGTGGACGACGCGATCGTGGCCTGCGGACTTCCACTCCTGTACCGATCTCTGGCTATAATCCCACACGATAGCGTGAGAGTCCTTAGCTACCTTACGCACCGTGGCCATATTGGGATGCGATGGTTGTTCAAGATTGAAAAATATCGTATTGGGCGGACATCGCTGGAAGTCCGGCATCAACTCCGCGCCGAATACGATATTCGTCTCACGCTGCTCGGACCACCAGTTCTGCGTGACGTTGACCCCGTGGCCGAGGGAGGCGAGGGACCACGATACCGAGTCGATGACCTCGTCGAAGCCTTGATGATGCATGAATCCATCAGGGGCCACCTTGGTTACGTTGAACTTAGCCATTGACTGAATTCCTCATTGACACTACAGCGCTGATTATCTTCTTCCCACAATCCGAGCAGGCGTCCCAGTGGGCGATTAGGCGAGTAGATATAGGATTACGAGGTGAGTCCAGACTTAGCTCTACCGCCCATCTTGGCTCTACCACCATGCCGCAAATGTCGCAGGTAATGCTTAGAGTCTTACTCACGTCCGCTCTCTTTGATGGCTTCATCGACGTAATCACACAACTCCTCGTCCGTCATCCTGCCCACGTCGCAGCAGGCGGGCGCGTCGTGATCGACCACGCCCTCGGTGCCGTCCGCCCACGTCACCGAGTCATGCTCCAGCGCGGCGATGGCTTCCTTCTCCATTCTTACGCTCACCGAGTCCGGCACGATGCTGAGTCCGAAGTCCTGCTCGACCGGCGCTAGGAGATGGCAGTCCAGCTCCATGGCCCACTGCTCGGCGGAGTAGTGATCCCGCGCCGTCGCGGGGTCGCCGATCATCTGCCACCCGATAGGATGACGGCCTGCGTACTGGGCGCGGAGGTTCGATAGCGCCTCGGAGCGGAACTCGGAGCGGAGTTCGGCCAGGGATCGTTGCTCGTCTGCGTGTGGCGTCACGTGCAGTAGGTCAGTCATGGGATGCCTCCTTGTATCGTACCCGTCCACGTTTCCGAGCATTCAGCATCCGCAGCAGACGCGGGTCCATCTGACGGCGTTGCTCTGCGATCGCGTGTTGCGCTCGGGCCTTCCCCTTCGCCAGTGTGCGTACTTGAATCACTGCCGTATGCGTAATTTCCGTGCACCGTTTACAACACCATACGACATGGAATTGAGTCTCTTCGACGGCCACCATGTACTTGCGCTTGTCCTCGCCACGGGGATGAGCAGTGCAGGCGCACTCTGGAATCTTGTCCGAGGTCATGCGAGATACACTTTCTCCGCCGATCGTTTGTACTCCTCACACAGTTGCCACCCAAACAGGATACAGCCGAGGAACGAGTTGGCGATCGGGGCCTGGAGGCAGATGCCGCAGTATTCGCGGAACCATGCGGAGTCACCGATGGCGTCGCATATAGCGACGTCGGGTACCTTGCGGTCGGCGCGGATCTTGTCGGCGGCTAGCTTGAGGCGATCCGCGACAGCGTTGTCAGCGGCTTGCTCTAGGATCTTCTTGGTCATGATTGCGCCAAGTGCTGAAACTTAGTGGAGCCTTGATGCTTGCGACACAGTGGATGCTTACCTGCAAACTTGTGGCACCCCCACACGCGACAGTGTCCCGACATGCTGGTAAGAAACTTGAACATCGGCGTTGGGCGCATAACCAGATCAGCGAAATCCTCCCATGTTGCTTTGTACTTAGGTTTCATTCTCATCGCTTAGCTCCGTATCTCCTCATCGTCCCACTCCCCTTGCAGATCGGACACGTCGTCGCCGCCGGCGTCCCACCATCCATCAGCAACTGGATCTGGCCCTCGCCGCCGCAGCGCTGGCACTGTTCGTCGTGGCCTGCAACGGGCGTCGGAGACTTCTTGCGGCGCACGACCTTGGTGCCCTGCGAGGTCTCGCCCACGATATCAGCGTCGGGGGAGTCGGTGACGTCGCCGGGGATCGCTCGTCCCTCTTCCTTGGCGATCGCGGCTAGGGTCTCCGGGTCCAGTGGCGATACGTCATCCTCAACCACGTCCGTGCGGTCCAGTCTCGTAGCACCATCCCCGTTGACCGCATACACCTTGATATCCGACGGCGTGATCACGACCAGCGACGACGCATCGGGGAGCAGCTTGGTGACGCCCACAATGAGGGGGCGGTAGCGCAGGTCGCCGACGCGCACAATGTATTGTCCTGCCGCGCCCGCGTGAACGGTCAGGATCGCCGGGGACTCGGAGAGGGATTTCACTGCGGAGGCTCCGTGGAGAACTTTACGCAGTGCTTAGAGCCGTCCTCTGCGGTTAGCAAGATACGAGTCTTGACCGCGCAGGTCCATCGAGGAATCACGCAATAGCCGTCCATCATGCGCCCTTTTCTATCCAAGCATGGCCCCGCGAAGCTCTGCCCATCGGACACTTGAATTGCAGGAACGTCTACTTGATAATATTCAGCTGCTTTAGAAGTGATTGGCAGCATCCCTGAGGCATATCCTGTACACCCAGTCCACGCAGCCACTTGACGTGCTTCCGACTCTACTAAACGTTGCCGTGCGTAACTAACGACTGAACGTCGGTAGTGACTAAAGGCTCCGGCTGCTGCAAGCCCTACAGACAAAACCCCACACGTCATTATAACTAAGTAAGTCTTTTGTGCGTTCACCGCCGACTCCGTTCCCTTAGCAAGTGTATGAGCCTCCAATATATCTTTTCATGGCCCATCGTCGTTGTCCTTCCCCAGCCACAGGATGAACCCGAGCGCCATCCCACACGCCAGGGCCGCGACGGAGGCGATGATGACGATGATCAGCCTACCCGCGTCCATTCTTCCTCCCCAGGAACTCCCGCTCCAGGATTAACCGTATCACCATGCCCACCGTGCGGCTCTCCTCGACTGCGATCCTGCGCACCTCGTCCAGCACCCAGCGAGGAATCCGCAACGACACTGTAGGGGAAATGGCCACGACGGGGAGCATACCACACATGGATACACTGTGTACACTGAAAATATATTTATTATTAACGGACCCATACGCCCCCGCATCGCCCCGTACCCTCCGGTTCAGGCCGGGGGCTCGGATCGCGGCGACGCTAAGGTTCATCGCGGCGTGGGACGGGAACGTAGCGATGGTAACGAGTAAGGTTATACGCCGGCGATGGCGCGGCCGCACTCGAGGTCCGCACGTATACGCGCATACCGCGTGCGATGAGACCACCAGGAGTTACGTTGTGCAAGGGACATAGTGCGCCAATGGCGGCCTGCAGCTGATGGCGAGCCAAGATA